GGAGAGATAACTCCTGTTGCAGATAGCACAACTGCGGTATGTGATTTTTCAGACGTAAGTTTTACAGATGCATCTTTTACAGCAAATGGTGCATTAATTTATAACTCATCTGCATCAAATGCAGCTGTTTGCTCAATTGCTTTTGGTTCCGACAAAACAGTTACAAGTGGAACTTTTACAATTCAATTTCCTACAGCAGACGCAACTAACGCTATTATCAGGATAGCATAAGGAGGGCCTCCTTATGTCAGAGACATCAATCTGGGGTGGAGATGATCCTCTCGTAGCATGGAATCAAAATTCTTGGCAATCTAATCAAGCAACCGTTGAATTAACCGGTCTATCAGCAACAACATCTGTTGGAAGTGTAAAATCTTTTCCTGAAACAGGATGGGGTTCTGATAGTTGGGGTGATGAAAACTGGGGTGAAAGTTCTTTTACCGTAGAACTTACAACAGCAGGTGTTGGAACAACAGCAGTTGGCTCTGTAACCGTTTCCGCAGAAATAAATTCTGGTTGGGGTAGACAAACTTGGAATGCTAGTGGTTGGGGTATTCAAGGAACTATATTACTTGATGGTCAATCAGCAACTACAAGTGTAGGTTCAATATCTCCTGCTGACGTAATAGGGTTAACTGGAGTTTCTGCAACGACGAGTGTTGGATCTCCTACAATAATTGGTAATGTAACATTTGCACTCACTGGAGTTTCTGCAGGTGTAAGTATTGGCTCAGTATTTGCCGTTGATTCTGTAGGATTAACTGGTCAAGCAATGACCTCTGCAGTAGGATCTTTAACTCCTGCAGATGTAGAGGGAGTCACAGGAGTATCTGCAACCGTAGGTCTAGGATCAATACAAACTACGGGTGACATAGCTTTATCACCAACTGGATTATCCGTAACAGCAAGTGTTGGATCGGTTTCCCCTGCTGATGTTATGGGATTAACTGGAGTATCTATGACCTCTTCTGTTGGAGTTTTAAGTCCTCCAGAAGTTGAAGGCTTAACGGGTGTTTTAGCAACTACATCTGTTGGAGAAATAGGAATTCAAGCATATCAAGACGTTGACACTGGTTCAAATACATCGTATACAAGTGTTGCAACTGGGTCAAATACAAGTTATAGTGACGTAGCATAGGAGATAAAATATGGCTTCAACATACACACCATTAGGTATAGAACTTCAAGCAACTGGTGAAAATGCCGGTACATGGGGAACAAAAACTAATACTAACCTACAAGTTATTGAACAAATAGCTGGTGGTTTTACACAACAAGCATTAACAAGTGGTGGAACGGTCACTCTTTCAGTTTCTGATGGATCAACTGGTGCAACTCTTGCACACAGAGCAATAGAATTTACAGGTTCATTATCTGGTAATGCAATTGTAACAATACCTACTGATGTACAAAATTTTTATTTATTAAGAAATTCTAGTTCAGGTGCATACACGGTTCAATTTAAATATGCATCAGGATCAGGGAGTTCTGTAACTTTCTCTGCTACAGATAAAGGAGATAAATTAGTCGTTGCAAAAGCTAACGATGTATCTAACCCTGATATTGTAGAAATAGCTTTAGGATTATCTGAAATTTCTTCAGATACATCACCACAATTAGGCGGCGACCTAGATACTAATTCACACAATATTTTAATCGATGATGCACATTTTATAGGTGATGAAAACGGAAATGAGCAAATTATATTTCAAACTACATCCTCTGCAGTAAACCAAATAGATGTAACTAATGCTGCAACAGGTAATGCACCATCTATTCAAGCGACTGGTGGTGATACTAATATAGATTTAAAACTTGGTCCAAAAGGGACTGGTAATATAGAAATTTTAGGAGCAGACAATCCAGGTTCAATTCAGCTTAATTGTGAACAAAACAGCCACGGGATTCAACTTATGTCACCTGCTCACTCGGCTTCACAAAGTTATATTTTAAAATTTCCAACGAATAATGTAACGGCAGGCACATTTTTAAAAGTTGATAGTATTTCAGGGTCAGGTACTTCAGCTGAAGGACAATTAACATTTGATTCGTCACCAATATCAGCAGGGAAAGCTATTGCATTCTCTATGATTTTCGGATATTAATATAGAAGGAGAATAAAATATGGCAACACCGAATCTTGTAAATATAGCAACGATCACACCTAAAAATGCTATGGGTAGTTTATCTGATACAAATAGAACTACCATGATAGATGTTCCTGCAGAAACTGCGGTGAGAATTGATACAATATTATTAGCCAACATTGATGGAACTAATGCCGTTGACGCGACGGTAGAAATTAGTAATGACAATGGTTCAACTTATTATAAAATTGCAAGCACAATATCTGTGCCTGCAGATTCAACATTAGATTTAATTAGCAGACCTATTTACTTAGATGAAACAGATTTAATAGCTGTTACAGCTGGAGCTGCAAACGATTTAGCTTATCATGTTTCATATGTAGAAATGGTTGATTAATTTTAAGGAGGAAAGATAATTAATGCCTAGAATAATAAAACCAGCAGTAGGAAGTTTCACAGCATCAAATATAACTATTGACTCTTCTGGAAGAGTTGTAGCAGCAACATCTGGTGCAGGTGCAGCTAATATGATAAGAACCCATCAAGACGCTGCAGATGGAACTAGAACTTTTACCGCTCAACCAGGATCAAGTAAACTTCATATTTATTTACGTGGCGCTGGAGGAGGTGGCGGAGGCGGCCAAGGGGGTCAAGTTGGAAGAACAGGTGGTAACGGAGGTTTTGGATTTTTCAATGTTCCTATAAGTCAACCATATTCCGCTCCTTACACATTAGGTGCAGGTGGAAGTGGTGGTAATCCAGATAATAATCCTGGAACAGCTGGATCAGCCTCTAGTTTTAACACTAATTTAGTTGCTAACGGAGGCACAGCAGGCGGAGGACTTCCTGGGACTCTTGGATCACCCGGAACATTATCAAATGAAACTTATGCTTACATTGATGGAAATCCTTTTGCTGAATCCATGGTGCAAGTATTTGTTCCAGAAGGAATGGCAGACTCACGAGCAGCAACTGACACCACTGGTATATCGCATTTTCAACAAACTACAGCATATAGAATAGGACCTACATATCTTAATCCAGGTGACTTAAGAATAAAACCAGGTGGAATTGGTGGAATTGGTGGAAGCGGACCTAATAATAGTTATGGCACTAACAATCCTAGTAGAGCAGGTACGTCAGGTACTGACGGAGGAATAGTTATTTATGAGGATATAGGATAGTTCATGGCTTATTTAGTTTTTAAAAGTGATGTAGCTATTAAACATCCAACTAGTTTAATTAGAGCTGCAAAAACAGAATCTGATGTACAATTAATTCATGGTGGAAATACTCAAACAGTTTCTTTAGTTGAAATATCAGATGAACAATATGATTCTTTGTTAAAATTTGACATTAATTTAACAGGGATGGATGGTGATACACCTATTTTTGAAGATGTTGTTACTTATGCAGAAGGAGAAACTCCAGAGGAATTATTAACTAATAAAGAAAATTTTCAACAACAAGTAGATCAATATAAAGAAGTATTAGTGCATCGTCTTAATAGACGACCTACACACTCTCAAATTGGAAAAGTAACAAGTGCTATTGATTATTTAACTAATTTAGATTTAGATAGTCTTACTTATCCTTCAGAACAAATGGAACCACATTTGAGACGAGTTGGTAAATACGTTCACCTTCATTGTATTTAAGACTTTACTTATCAGTATAATTATATATATTTTACATTTAGAATTATGAAAGATAATATAATAAAATTTTTATATCCTAAAGAAACTAAAATTCTTTTTGAAGATGTATTTCCAATTAAAGCCGTTCAAAATATACCTGAGTGGTTTAAAGAACTAGATCATCAACAAAAGAAAAAAACTATAAAAGGATGTGTTCCTTTTTTAGACTGTATTTCTGCAGGGTATATTTTAAAAATGCCACAAGATTTTTATATAAATCATAACTACACTAATGGCACTAAAAAAGATACCTCTGCTAGATCTGCTTTTGAGACACATTACAGAGCAGTTTTAAATTTAAATTTAAACGTAAATATTGCTGCAGATGGATTTCACTCTGTAGAACAATTAGGTGGTAAAGAGGGTAAATGCCCTTTTGTTGAAAAAAATAAAAACTTACCTTTTTACAAAATAATAAATCCATTTAGAATTGAAACACCTCCAGGATACTCTTGTTTATTTACTTCACCATTTAACAACAGAGATGATCGGTTTGAAGTTATTTCAGGAATAGTTGACACAGACACTTTTACTGGTTACGTAAATTTTCCAATTGTTATAAACGGAGACAAGTATCCTGTTTTAGAAACAACAATTGAAAAAGGGACTCCGTATGTTCAAGTGATCCCTTTTAAAAGAGATAATTGGCGTATGCACATAAAAGAAGATTATAGAAAAAAATCAATTAGTGATTTATCAGTAACTAGTAAACTAGTGCATGCGTATAAAAAATTATTTTGGAGTAAAAAATCATGGAAATAGATAATTTTATTAAAGTATATGATAATGTTTTTCATTTTGAAAGAGTTGCTAGTTTGGTAAAATACGCGGCTAATAAAGCTAAATTTAAAGATGCATCTGTAATAGGTGATAAAAGCAATAAACCAGATATAAATAAAAATTTAAGAAATACTCAAACTTATGCTTTTACCACTGATAGTTTAAGCTCTGTGCATTGGGGACAATATATTAGACACATTATTCGTAAAGCTTTTGATATGTATAGTGAGGCACACAGAACTCATGCAGAAAAAATTCAAGCGATAGAAATTTTAAAATATAGTGAAGGTGGTTTTTATACGGTGCATAGTGATCATCATGGAAAATTTCCTAGAACCGTAAGTGTTATTATATTTTTAAACAATGACTATGAGGGCGGTGAGTTAAATTTTCACAATCCTTTTAATAATAATGAAATATATAAAACAATAAAACCAGCACCTGGTAGATGCGTAATGTGGCCATCTAATTTTGTATACCCACATTCTGTATCTAAAGTTACGAAAGGAACGCGTTATGCGATTGTGTCATGGCTAACTTAAATTGGAAATACAAAATAATACCTAAACTTTTTAATAAAGCTGAATTAAAACTTGCGCATGAATATTGTAAAGAAAAACATCTAACAAATACAAATTGTTTTGATGAGATGCAAAATAATTGTGGTGATACTTATTTTTATAAAGACTCTTTAATGCAAGTATTTTTAAAGGATAAAAAGAAAATATTAGAAAAAAATGTTAATTTAAAATTACACGAAACGTATACATTTTGGCGATGCTATACTTATGGTGCAGAATTAAAAAAACATATTGATAGACCATCTTGTGAAATAAGTGTTACAGCTTTTATCGGATCAGATGGAGAGCATGAATGGCCAATTTATATGGATGGAAAAAAAATTAATTTAAAACCAGGAGATGGTGTTATATATAAAGGTCATGATATAGAACATTGGAGAGAACCCTATGAAGGAGATTATCACATGCAAGTTTTTTTGCATTATGTTGATGCCAATGGAAAATTTGCAAACCACAAAGGAGATAGACTAAATGAAAATAACGCAAAATAAACACGATGGGTCAGGTTTAATAATATTCACTGATGAAGAAATTGAAATTTTAAATGATAAAGGGTGTTTTGAAATACCTGCTGCTACTTTAAAACAAATAAGTAATCATTTAGTTAAATTAGCTGCTGAAGTTCATGAATATTTTCCAGAGGAGGTGCTTTCTATTTCATCATCTGAGGACGATCATATTCAACTTGAAAAAAAAGAAGTAAAAAAGCTAGAAAAATAATCCATAGATTTTAATAAAAATTTATAATATAGTCCTGATATGCTACAAAAAATAGGATTTCAGCCAGGTATAAACAAACAAATATCCGAAACCACAGCAGAGGGTCAATGGGTAGATTGTGATAATGTTAGATTTAGATATGGTACGCCCGAAAAAATAGGTGGTTGGAATCAATTAGGTGGCACAGGGGCTAACGAATTAACCGGTGCTGGTAGAGGACTTCATCAATTTATAAATAGTTTATCTAGAAAATATTCTATTATAGGCACTAACAGGATATTATATGCTTTTTCTGGTGGTGTATTTTATGACATACACCCTATTAAATCTACAACAACGTTGACAAGTGCGTTTACCACGACCAACGGATCACCTACTATTACAATAACTTTTAGCACATCTCATAATATAAACCCACAAGACATTATACTATTAGATAGTTTTTCTACAATTACAGGATCTAATTTTGGTTCATCTGATTTTGATCCCTC